GGGAAACCAACTCAGAAGTATCCTGAAGCTTGGTAGGGAAGTTTCGACGAACCCTGACAATTGAAACGTCAGTTCCGGCAAAATATTCCTTACCACAAGACTCTCTGAAACTTCCGTTCCAGAAAGACTTGTCTCTGTTCACCATAAGACCGAAATCTTCTAGTGCAGAGATAACTTCAGAGACGTAATCTACGGGGACAATAATATCATCACCGTAGACGCGCACCATACCTTGAAAAGACTTAATGTCCCTCAAGGTCAACTGGCGCTTAAGCGCTCTGCTAATCCCCACGAATATAATCGTAGAAAATACGATTGCTTCCACGGGAAAGCAGAGAGCTGAACCCATAGACGCGTACTTAGAAAGGCGAATAACGCCATGTCCAGGTACATCAGCCTTCCGCGAACGTGTCGCATCCAAAGCCTCATGCAGATGAGGATAAGGGGCGACAAGTTTGCGTACGAGCTGGTTGGAAACACGGTCGGATGCTTCACTCAGATCGAGTGTAGCGAGTCTCCTGTAAAGGGACCCTTCCTGCGCCATGAGGTTATTAACCTCCTGGTCAGTGAAACCTACCAGCCAACTCGCCGGGTGGTTAGTCCGGTTCAGTTGGCGCACGAACACTTCCAAAAGAGACTGCTGTGTATATTGCATACACGCGGGCTCAATTGCAATTATTCGTGGTGTCTTCAGCGTTTTAGGAACGGTAATGACCCTAACGGGTCTTTCCATTCCGGGTTCACGGATGGTTACGTCGGGGAGGTCAAAGAAATACCTCCAATTTGGAGCAAGAAATTCCCCGAAGGGGAACAAAAACTCCAATCGCTCGGTCCACTCGCTTTGTTCAAACTTCCTGTTTCCAGAAAGTTTGTCAGCGGTTGCACCGGGCCCGTGCCTCGGGACGAGATCCCCCGCATAGATGATTTCATCTATGCGCTGCAGGGGTTCGCGCCAGAGGGTGAGAGCGATAGATTCAAATTCCTCCATCAAAGACGGATTCCTTTGAATAGATCGATCCCACTCGCAGACATCCGACTCACACTGGATGTACTTATCGAGTGCAGCATCAGTCCTCCGTGAGGAGCACTGAAAATCCATTTTAGCAAACATCAGAGAAATCTGACGAATAGCTTGAATGGAATCTGTACTCGGGGCATCCAGTAAGACGCCAGAAGTTCGGTCAAACACAAGATCGAGAAAACCTCCTAAAAATAGGGGGAGCTCTCCTTTCCAAGGGAAACCCTTGAAAAGACGGCGATCTACATACCCAAGCTCAAGACCTTTTTGGAGGTCCGAAGCAAAGGTAGGTAAGGTTATCGTTAAAAACGACAACCCTTCGTGTTTGACACGATCCAGGACCCTTTTGGAGTCCTGGAGGGTGTTTACGTCACACCAAGTGCCCCTGTCATGGAGCACTTCCAACAGGAGTTGCATAAGGCTTTTCAATACTCCCCTTTCTAATGAAAAGGTAGGTATTCCATAGTCTTACGCAATCCGATCCGTACGTGTAAGTACCCAGTAAAGTACAAAGTACCAAACTGGAATACTCAACACAAACCACCAAACCAAGAAACGGGGTATTCGCATACCCCTGCGCTTGGTAACGAGGTGCGGGGGGAGTTTCCTCCCCCCGTTCCTAGTTCTCCCCGCCAAGTAGGCGGGTGATGTTGGCACCAGAAGAGGCAGAAAGCCAAAGCACAAGTGCATCGACAATCTGCTTCTGCTCGACGATCGTGTAACCGGTAACCGGGACATCCGCTACAACATAAAAACTCATGCTGTAGGGGGAGTTCTGGGCCGGGAACAGAGGATCGGGAGCAACCTTCTGGTGGTCCAATCGGGCAGTGCGCCGGATCCTCTTCCCGTAGGAAGAGGAGACGAGCAACTTGACATTTCCGTCATCTTTTGTGAAGGTGCCGGAGGTGTCCTTGCTGCTAGTTCGCGGAAGCGAATTCGCCACTGCGTTGATTGTGACTGATTGTGGATCGGGAAACGACAAGACACAGCTCCTACTGGGATCAGACGCACGAAAATGTGCGCCCTAGAATTGGCTTCGGGAAATTCCCAAAGCCAGGATGATAGCCTTTTGCTGGCTAGTAAAACTAGCCGGGTCAAGGCCGAATCCGTAAGGAGTGGCCTTCACACGAGACTGGGTTTTAGTCCAGAATTTTTGTATGAAGGCACCCTCTGGAACACCGCGAAGGCGGCATCCTGTGAGGGTGTAGGTATCCGTTATGGTGGTTTCCATCATAACGTATGCCCACCTAATACACAAGCTGTCGTTGAGCAACGCAGAGATATTTGTCGTTATATCTCCAACGTTGGTTACCCAATCGATAGCCCAACTCCAGGGAGTTAGTTCCCACAGGACTTCCGGGTTAACCCGGGCGCCCAATAGCTTATGAGCTATTTGCTCTTGACGTTTTAGCTTGCCCCTAGCATCAATGCCAGGATCAAGCCAATACGTGTAGCATGCGGAAAACCACGACTTAGTTACCGTCGTGGTTTCTTTCTCTAACTTCCCGGTAGACAACACTTGCGAACCATGAAAGCCCGGTACCGGTAAGGTATTCGTGCTAACAAGGGACGTAGTTGTCGTACGTACCGTGGGAAAATGCAGTCGACGCCTTATAGGGCGTCCCGAATCTCGTATGAACTGCTCAATAATGACATCAGAGTTCTGGACCGCAAAGGCCAGTTCCCTCACGTCATTAATAAGGGGAGCCCAACCGAAGACAAGGTTGAGGTACTCGTTAGATAGCGACCCTAAGAGTCGATATCTCCCGAGCACCGCCTTGACTAAGGCTGCTGTCGGAATTTTCGGCAAGCCGTCATTCTTCAGCTCTCCCAATGCAGTTGCGAGATGCGCTGCGGGATTTGTAGGCAACGTCAACGCAATAGCTTTTGTGCCTAACGCGTTCATAATAGAAGCACTATGAGCGGGTATGGCAGGCCATTGCGAATCGGTAGTACCTACATTAGAGTAACGGGCCGCAATTGGGCCCTTATACTCACGGTAGGGGTTGCTTAACACATTAAATACAAACGAATTTGGATGTGAAATCCAATGTCCGCGTGCAATATGTGTGAAGGGCCCTCCCGTATCCCTATTCTTAGCTGGTCGCGCAAAGAAGCGCGTCTTACCATCCGCACCGACGCTATGTACATCAGCGTCGATTTGGCTGATACGATTCCAGTAAGGATGATTTTCAGAGGTTGTTTCCTCTCTGTTGGGAAACACAAAAGGGACTTTAGTAATGGAGGTTTCACCCCCAGGACTAAAGACTACCTTCTGTATCCCAGTACGGCGAAAGCCGCCACTGGCTCGTTTCCGAGTCTCAACAACCATGGAGTATCCTTTCGGGTATTGATTGTGCTCATTTTAGTACTCAAGTAGAGTACTATCACGAGCTGGTGACTAGAGGTGACAAGCCTCTATGACGTAAACGCCGGGTGGAGG